TAGATGATTTGAAACATTTAATTGAAGGACTGATACAAGATTGTAATACGTATAACGAAGAATATAAAAAATTTCATGGTATTAATGGCAACTCAACAAAATACTACTATGGTCCTGGATATAATTTTAATGATCCTTATCTGGTTGATATTGTATCAGAAGAAGACAGGTTAAAAAAAGTATTAAACGACATGTTGACCGACTATAAAGATGGTTTTGAAGTAAAAACTAACATCACCAGACTTCCGATGCTACCTACAGATCTTAATACATCTGCTTTATTAGCCAAAGCTAAACAAATGGAAGAGGCGCAGTTATATACTTTAAGTAACCTGACAACAAAAGAGGCAGCACACTCCACTTTCGGAAGCTTTACAGTTAAATATTATTCAGTATTACTAAAGAAGATAGAGGCAAAATATAATAATCTTAAGGAATTCTTTGATAAAGACCTATTGAGGTTCCCATACTATAATGAGTTTAAAGCGGCTAGTGACTTATTACGGGATAAAACATTTACATTAAAAAACACTTCCTACAACTTTGACAGTGTAAATTTCTTATCAGCGATGGAAGTACTTTTGTTCGGTCCACACAGCGGATTTTATATTACGTCTAAAAGCAACGAGGAACATCCTCCAACCGCCCCTTTGATAAATGCTGAAGCTACGAGCCCGGATGATTTTGTTAAGACAAAACAAGACCCATTTACTACACTAAGTAATGTAAAAAATCTTACTACGGTTTTGGATGAATTTGCTACGCAAGAAATGGAAAACGTAGCATTACGTAGATTGCTTACAACAAAAAACGATGATGTAATGTCTATCAATGTCAACCGCAGCACAGCAAGCAGCTCTGAATCCACATGTGTTATTCAGTTAAAAAACTATGATCATAAATATAATTATACAAGTAGTCAGTTATACTCTTACTTGAATAAATTGACGCCTAAGACTGGTGTTGAAACAGCTGATAAGAGTGACAATATATTTGACCCATTGGACACGGTTACTGTATATTTACCGAATAAAGAAGGCAAATTAAATATCGTATATACAGGGATTATTTCCAAGATACAGGCAGAGAATCAAGGAGGATACAACCACATCACGTTAAATTGTACATGCCAAAAACGTTTGCTCAACTTATCAAGAACAAATACCATGCCATCATTTAGTCGTGAGGAATCTTTTAACAGTCAAGTTGTGGCATTTACCGTTTTACCGGTTTTCCTCAAAAATATAACATTATGGATGCCATATATTGCTGTCCCGGCATTGTCCTATATGATGTGCCAACCAAAACGTATAACTGAAAAAGAGTTTAATAAAAAGTTATTTGAATTAGAAGAGCAGCCAATTTTACGTTTTCTATCTGGAGAAGAAGTTAGTAAACAGGCAGAAGACCGAGAAGTGAAAGTGCAAAAAGAGGAGAAATCAGCTTTAAATAAAAAAGACGTTGTTGTACAGAAGGTCAAAGACGTAACGTTAAAAGACGCCTTTGTTAGTCAGATTAAATCATCAAGTAATATTGCAGGTATTTTAGAAAATAAGAACATCAACTTGAACGCTGGTGCGCAGCTAATTGATACAGGCACCGAAGTCGAACAACCGTATACATACGAGGAATTAGTTAAAATGAGTGCGGCCGACCAGGATTTAGACTTTTCTTTCGTAAAGTCAAAAGTTGTGTACAAACAGGTAAAGTTCTTTGATCCGTTATATAATTATATTTGGTATAAATCAAATACAAACTATTCTTTGACAGATAGTTATATTGTTGGTAGTGCCTTAACCGAATTGTTAAACGAATATGTGGACACTTTAGTGGTAGGTTCTAGCGATGACCCGGGGCTCAAAGTAAAAGCACACGGTATTTATAATGTACAGAAACTGTTAGCCACCGGTGAAAGAGGTGCCTATGTGGTATACAAACAAAGGTACGACACTAAAATATTTGAAAAATATGTACAAACTTACAAAGAAGATGCGGACTTAATGTGCACCTTTCCAAGAGAGGCTGTATTAAAATTTGTAGGAACATCCCAACCTATATATCAATTGCAACCAGGTACACCAGAAATTCAATTCAGCGCCTGGAAGACGAACGTTGAAATATTAAAAGAGGTTGCAAATAAATATGACTTTATTTTCTATGCTGATAGATACGGAACTTTATTGTTCTCACCTATTAACATGGACTTAAGTTCACTTGCCACTAACCACTATACAGACACGTCCCTGCCTAATAAAATTTTAATGGAGACACTGCCAAGCCATTATTTAGAGTCGTTAGATAGCAATTATCAGATACTTAAAAAGAAAGACTTGAAAAATTACAAACGTATTGAAGATGAGCGTCGTATATTAAACTGGATACCGTTGTCTGGCCAAATGGGTATTGGAGGTAATATCGGTAACATGATCCACGCTCAGGTACAGGATCCAAGACTTATACGAAAATTAGGGGTGAGATCTTCTAAAAATGTAACAGTGTTAGGATGCCCGGACCAAGAAACACTACAGTATTATGGTATGTGTTGGATGGATCGCAACAATAAACGTTATTTAGCATGCGACGCAACTGGTATGTTTGATTCTACAATGGACATAAACTTGCCATATTATGCACATTTTGATAATACAATTTATTATGCAGAAGCTATTTCAATACAATATACACCCGGACAAACATGCACCTATACTTTAGGTGGTGCATTTGGACGCAAACCTTTATTAAAAATTGATGTTGAAGATACAGAAAAAGCTAAAACTAACTTAAGAACCTTGTATACAAACTTACAAATTACACCGTCCGTGTATGCCCAATACTCAGTTATCTTAGATAGAGCCACTATCTGTAATGAAATTTTGAAAAAGATGGACCGCTATAGTCAGATCAAACAAAAGATCAAAGACTTACAAAACACTATTGAGAACTTAAAGGATTCAATAACAGATCTCAACGGTTTAGTAGACGTGGGTGTATCAAAAATTAGAGATTTAACCGCTGATATTGTTACTAAATCTCAGCTTATTAATGAGTGGACGGAAACACAAAATACACTTATTGCACAAATAGATAGTGATACGATAGCTTTACAAGAAGCAATAGCAAGTAGTGATGTGGCAGAAATAGAACGTTTAGAAGCAGAATTAGAGGTTTTAAACCAAAACTTAAAATATGTGCAGGACAGGCTAACACTACTTGGTGCTGAAGGTAGAGAATTAGTAAGGGAGCGTTCTGTTGTACAAGATCAGGTAACAGAAGCGCGGGAAACTATTAAAGACGAAACAGCCGAAGTGGCTGAGATTACAAGGCAAATTCCAGAACAGGAAAAAGAAGCAGATGACTTATTAACACAAATGTCTAATCAGGCATCAAAACAAGGGTTTGGAAAAATAACTGCCCAGACAAAAAAGCAGGATGTGGAGCGTTTACGCAATAGCTTATTAGCAGTCATTTGTTACAATGGGTATATCTGGGATAATATTTCAGGAATTTCCTTTGAAGAATTACCTTATTATGCTTCCTATATTTTAGGAGCTAACGCTTCTAAGGCCTGGGAATCTGCCCTTTTAGGCACTGGTGCGGACAAACCGGTCCGGGCCCTGTCATTAATTCAAAAATTAATAGATGCACAGAATACAGCAGCAGATGTGCAGGTCCGGAATATCTACTCCCTGTATACGAAAGATTTAATAGCGTTAAGTAATGAAAATCTCAGGAAACAAAAGGAAAATATTTTAACCAAATATTATTATCAAGACGATCTATTGGTATCACCTCTTGTACATGAAGATGCTGCTGTTGAGAAAGGTGTAAATACCAAGATTAAAGACGCTTAATATTAACACTTGCGTATTCGATAGAGACCATGCTATTAGCGGAAGATGTAAAAACAAAAGAACTTGTAGATACCGTTTCTTTCACCAAAACTGTGCGTTTTGCAAAGGTTTCAAAGGTTTATGATGCGGATTGCTACAATGAGAATTATGGTAAAGTAGAGCTTATCTGGCTAGACACTCAATTGCCTGTGTCCGGGCTAGTAGATGTAGTAGAGAGCTCTTCCTCCGCCATATATGGTTGTGGTATATACGGAATGCCAAATATAGGGGATATAGCTTTATGCCTTCCACAAAATAACGGAGCCCCTATAGTGTTAGGGTTTATAAACCCAAATAAATTTAAAGCAACTAACTCCAGCGCGGATAATATAGATCTTTTAGGTAACATGCCTAAACTCCGTGCTGGTGAATATTTTATACGTGGCCGGGCGCAATCATCTATTTGGTTAAAAAATGATGGTACGGTTAATATTGTAGCCAAAAACGGCAATATGTTAAGTGACATTGTAAGCTCCAGCAGCAAGGATGATCTTTCCAGCCTAGAGCTTATACGTAAAGTAGGATCTGCAAATAACAATAACGTATTTGAGTTAAATATAGGCGCGCCGGTTGAAGAGCATGCCGTATTTGCAGGATGTTCGATATGTATATTTACAGCAGGTACTTATCAGTATGCAAACTCCAGAGTGAGTGTTCCTGGTAAGCAGAATGTTTATTTGTATACGATTCCTTTACCAGAAGGTAGTGAACTTGTAGCAGTTAATTCTGCCATTTTATATGAAGATAATAACACTCCTGTAAAGGCTGTACAAGACGGCAACTTGCAATATCAAACATCGTCTACATATGCTAGCTCTTCTGTTAATGGAAGTATTTTAACCACACACCCATGCACGCTTGATTCTGAGGTCAAGCTTGCACAGGTAGAAGTGCCTGGTGAATTGGTAGCCTTAATAGGGCGTAAGGATGTTAATTACAATATAGTTTTTGATATTGTAACCAAAACAATGAAAGGTGGGATCCGCATAAATACAGAAGGCGACGTTTTTATAGATGGTAGAAATGTAGTCCTTAGATCCCAAAATAAAAAAGCATCATTAGGTTTATTTGATGATGGAAACACTTTAATAAATACTACCAAAGCTCGCATTGGGGACAAGCTTGGTGGTTCTATTATAATAGATAGAGGTGGCATTATACTATCAGCCGGAACCTCTGAAAGCGGACATGTGGTAAATTGTGGGGCCACTTATGAAGATACTATTACTCAAGCATACGGGCCTTACATTTATTTTTATATTACAGGGAATCTTCCGTTGGTAAAATATGATACTCAAACCACAAAATTTGAATTGGTATCAGCGGCAGAATATGATGATTTGACACCGATTGATAAATATAAAATTTGTCCCAGAACATATGATCCGGATGATACTGTTTTGGAACAAGGGGCGTTTACAGAGCAGACAATGTTGAAGTTAATAGAGGCTAATCCTCAAGCTCCGGATTATAATACATTGAGGAGCCTATGACCGTACTAGATTATTTTAGAGAACGCGGTATAAATGTTTCAGCGACACAAAGCTCGAACCAGATAATAGCCGCAATACTAAATGCCCCAAGAGTCATGGCTGCATTACCAGACCTAACATCTGTTGTAACAACGTTGCAAAATTCACAAACAGCATACGATGAAGCAGCAACAAATTATGATACATGCGACGGGAACGTACACGCGGCTGAGCTCAACTTAGAAGTTAAACAAAAAGAATATAACACAGAGTTAGATAAATATGCACAAAAGGTAATGACCTTTGCAATGAGTGTTCCTGGAGGACAAATAACAGCTGTTGGTGGTCCAGCACAACATACGGGTGTTATCAGTGATCCTAGGATTGCCTCTACAGCATCAGATGTTTCAGCTGAAGCTGCACAGGTAACTCAGGCTTTACAAGAGTGTACTAAAGCCAAAGAAGATCTGGACAACGCCCGGAAAGACTTAGCAGAGGCGGAAACTAAATTAACAGAAGCAGGTGTAACGCTTTTAACACAAATAAAAGGAGTCGTACTGACATTGTCGGTTACAATAATGTAATATGCAAAAGACAGCAATTGAAATCATAGAAGATTTAAAAAAGCGGATTAATTATACTAACCCGCAAATTGACTTAAGTTCCACAGGTAATGTGGCTGTTGACTTAGGTGTTGAATCCTTTGCCAACGAATTAGCATCTTTATACTCAGAAGAAGATCGTGTAAGACTTCTGTATCTGTTTGATCCTGACTCCTTTACAGATGAAGAAGCCGACATACTAGCCGCGTCTTTTGGTATTTACAGAAATGAAGCAACCCAAGCATTTGGTACAGCAACATTTTGTGCTTCTACCCTACCTACGTCCGGGGCTGTCTACACAATCCCTGTAGGCTTAACAGTAAGTACAGGTGGTTCTGATTCACAAGCTTTTACGACTACAACTTCAGGTGTTATTACAGAGAGTACCCCTATAAATCCGGTAACCGGGTATTATGAGGTTACTGTAAGTATTCAAGCTACAACCCCTGGCACATCAGGAAATGTTCCTTCTGGGTCCATTACAGTTATTTCAAGTGCCCCTGCCGGCATTTCTGAAGTATATAACACAAATGCAATTGTAAACGGTGCAGATGTAGAAGATACAGTTAGTCTTATAAATCGTGTTAGATTAAGTTTACAAGGACGCGTCTACGGAACAAAGGCTGCGTATTTACAAAAGGCACTATCGGATCCAGCTATTACAGATGCGGTTGTTGTAGATCCAAATTCTGAATTTTCAGTGCGTGGTCCGGGTACGGTAGATATTTATATTTTGGGTGAAGAACATTCAAGTGTTACACAAGAAGTTAGCACAGAATCTGCAACACAATCTGTTATTTTACAGAACCAGCCTGTTGTTAAAGGAACAGTATCTGTTGTATTAGACGGGGTAACTTACACAGAAAATCACGGATTTATTATTGCAAAAGATACTACATCTATATATGCAGGATCTCCTAGAGGAAAAGATAAATTAGTGTGGACAACGGATACATATAATAACGTTATTTTAACCACAGAGTCTCCGTATTACACGATTACATACACATATAACTCTCTTATTAAAAGGACACAGGATGCCTTTGATGACGATGATGTCCGTATAATTACATCTGATGTGGCAATAAGAGAAACCACAAGATTAAATGTTGGTATGGATTTTGATATTGTTACGTTGCCCGGATATAATAAAGATGTTGTCATCAACTCTTGTAAAGATGGTATTGAAAGCTTTATTAATAACTTTAAATTACAACAGGCGTTACGACAATCTGATATTATCAATATAGTCGAAAATACGGCTGGGGTCGATTACATCAAATTACCGATGCGTAAATTTGCATTAGTTGATCAGGATGGCGTTGCCGATATTGAGGTAGCACCACTTGAATACTTGCGCATTGATGGCAACGATATTTTAATAGGTTAATATGTACGATATATTCTTTGTTTCAAAATGCCCGCATAAAATACAAAATTATACATTGACATTGTATAAACACAATGACACGTATAGAGCTAAATTGCCGTGTGAAGTTATACCAAACAAGGCGTTAACTTACATTCGTGCCTGGGATGCAGAACAAAAATATATCCGGGAACATAATTCAAACAATATACAATCAAAACTTGTTTCTACAAAAAATATTGTTGGCGCCAACGCACAAATAGGCATTCATGATTATGATTTTGTATCCCCAACTGAGATTGAGTTTCACCCAGGTGCTATAAATATGGAAGATCTTGTACCACCAGTTATCCTTATTGACTTTACCGCAAACCCAAAGGATTGTCCTCGTTGCACAGGAACCTCTGTTATAAAGGATATAACTATTGACAATAAAGGGCGTGCTGTATTAGTAACTGGTGTTAATAAAATAAAACAACGTATATTAAAAGCTTTGATGACACCGTTGGGTACATCTCCCTTTGATGAAACATATGGTACAGAACTTTACTCATTGGTTGGTACAACAATAAAAGAAGACACAAGGATTATTATTCAAAAACAGATCGTTGATTGTGTTAACTATTTAATAACGAATCAATCTGCCAATTTAACAGATGAAGAACGCATTGCATCAATGAGCGGGTTATCTCTAGATGTAATCCCTAGCCAAAACGGCGCAGGAACATACACTTTATTAATACATGTGAAAGTAAAAAACGCAGTAGGAACTGAAATAGACTGCGCTATAAATTTTGATTTGGGGTAGAATATGGCAAATATAATGTCACCATTAAGGTTAACAACCTATAGAAATGAAGAAAAGAACACACAAACCTTTCAGTTTGTGTTAAGTGAATATGAGAACGAACAAGTATCTCAATGGGAATCATTAGTATCCGGAGCAAGTGCAATCGTACAAGATGTAACTGAAATTGATACTATGGTTGTAATGTACTATGTAGTTAAGGAAAATCCGTCTGACGATAACCTTACCCCGTTATTGTTCTTGGATCAAACCCCGAAGCTATATAAAGAGACACCAACCGGTAGAGTTGAAGACGGTAAAGTTGTTTATGGCGGTGCCCTTGAACCGTTTGATGTAACAGCTTCTATGTATGCACTTAGCGGCGTATCAATTTTAAAGAACGGCGTGGTACTAAACAAAGAACCGGGTAGTATGGATGTAACCTTTGTTGAGACCAATTATATTAGAATTTTATCTCCGTTACAGGTTGGGGATATTATACGTATTGAAAGGATATTAGCATGAGGACACAACAATCACAGATAGATGTAAGGTATCATATTGTTGATACCATTGAAGATCTGAAGCGTATAAAGACCGCGTTTGCAGGATCTACTGCTTTATGCTATGAGTCCGGTATCTTGTACGAGTATCGTAAGTTCCCGGACATACATGATCTTTTCCCAGAGCAACTACCTGATATTGTTGTTCCTGTTTTTTACTATGAAGTAAACGATGAAGATACAGCAAGTGAAGGTAATTTACGCACTCGCTATTCAAAATTTGCTGGTACAACCGGAGATACTGTACCAACAGGTGTCCAACTTTACTCAGATAAAAATTGTCTTAATGCAGCTGAAACGTCTAATGGTGAATTTAAGTACACAGGTAATAATGACCCTATGGTACAAAGCCCGGGCTGCTGGGTGGCAACTGCTTTATATGCAGGTAATACAATTTTATATTCTTTTACAAATTATTCTTGGGAATATGTAGCCGAAAGCAATGAATACCGATTAAGACTTCCGGTTAATATTCCGGTCTACAACATCTCAACCACATTTTATTCAGGTAGTACAAATGAAGAGGTAGAGGTCGATTCCGTAAAATTAATATACTCTGGAGGGGCTATCACTGGTGCATATGCGTATGTACCGTTTAACCCGGACTGCAGATTTAGCGGAAAAGTTTTAATTGCATTTGATAGGATTGTGTCATGATAAAGAGAACAACAGAAATACCAGCAGTAAAAATAAACTTCATGTCTGAAGAAATTTATGATACTATTGACCCTAGTAACGCAGAGTTATATGCAGTTGAGGTAACTGATAATTTAAGTATACCTTTGTTAACTCCTATGTGGATGGACCATATAGCAGAAGATATTTGCTGGTTGAGAGCAGATACCTTTAGCTGGCAGAGTGGTGATGTTTATAAAGGTGTATACAATTTATTAAAAGACGAATGGGACCACGGAACACCTGGAGAAGCAATTGGTACTGTCAATAATTGGACATATTCGACAGATTTACCTGTTGTAACCGATCTAGGAACCTGGAATGGTGCATATGGAAATGGTACCATTGTATTGGTATGCTATGGCACAAATACTCCAGCAACTACAACAGGGGCCATATCTCAAGATGGTGTGCACTGGGCTACAATGACGATGCCAGCCTCTGCCCCATGGTCTGGGGTTGCTTTTGGTAACAATATGTTTGTTGCTATTGCAGGCAGTTCTCAATCATCATCGGATGTTGCGGCCTACTCATCTGATGGTAGAAACTGGACGGCTACAACATTACCAAGTTCTGCGGGATGGACAGGTATTACTTATGGAAATGGTAAATTTGTAGCTGTTGCTTATGGAAGCAACAAAGCCGCATATTCTACCGATGGTATAAACTGGACAGCTACCACACTTCCAACATCCGCACAATGGTGGAGCGTTGCTTACGGTAATAATAGGTTCGTTGCTGCTGGAGGTGGATCTTACGTATGTGCTTATTCAGACGATGGTATAACCTGGTTAAGTAGCACAGTTCCATCAGCTAACAAATCTGTGTATGCTGTGACATTTGGTGACAACAAATTTGTAGCGGTACATGCACAAGGATCCTGGATTTCTGATGATGGTGCAACGTGGATAGAGCACTCTGCATCCTTAGGATCTGTCCCAATGGGTATAGCATATAGTAATGGTACATATGTTACGGCCTCGTCTGATATTATGTCCACAAATGGTACAAGGTTTTATGCTTCTACAGACGGTGCTACTTGGAATATTATAAAAGATAGTGTTCCATCGCTGTGGGCAGGTTCAGTTTTATTTGCGGCTGGTCGTTTTTTAGTTTTACCATATGTAATAGCAAGTGCAACAAATGGATACTATTATTCATCTAAATATTTAATAGATATACGCACAACGCCAAAGGGATTTAAGATATCTACACCAGAATTACAGGATGAGATAGCAACACTATACAATGAAACCGGCGTAGCCTGGTACTATATTTTAGATACAGAAAACAAACTATTTAAACTGCCTAGAACCAAATTTGGATTTACCGGGCTCCGTACCGGTCCGGGCAATTACGTTGAACCTGGATTACCAAATGGCCGTATTCAATTAAGTAATGAAAGTGGGTCAGTAGACGGATCTATTGCTAGTGGTAGTAACAATTTAGAAAGTACATACACGAAGTTAAGTGATTTCAACCCTATATTTAAAGACAACGCAAATACAGTACAACCTCCAGCCACGGAAATGTACTTATATTTTTACGTTGGTGGAACCGGACTCACGCAGGCCGGGCTACCTAACCAGGCCGGGCATGCAGGTGAAATACTTGTTACAGATGGGGAACGTGCGGATTGGAAACCTAATTATTCACGCAATATAGGTGAAACTATTTTTAGTTTACTTCCGCAAACAGATGCATGTTTGCATTTGCTTGATGGTGCATTACTAGACGGGAATGGGTCTTACGCGGCCTTTGCAACTTATATACAAGGACTAAGTATTGATTACCCAGACTGCTTTACAACAGAAGAAAACTGGCAACAATCTGTGACAACTTATGGTGTATGTGGTAAATTTGTATATGATGCAACTAATAATACAGTCAGGCTACCCAAAGTAACTGGTATTGTCGAAGGTACTTTAACTGTAACAGCACTTGGTGATTTAGTTGAAGCCGGGTTACCGGATCATGACCACTCTGTATCCGCATACGGGCATTATGACGGTGGAAATTCAAGCTTGTTTTATGAAGAAACCGGATCCAACTTGGTAACTTTACAATCAACACTAGCTTCAGTCTCCAATGCAATATACGGAAATTCAACAACAGTACAGCCACAAACAATCAAGGGCTACTATTATATAGTTGTTGCCTCTAGTGTTAAACCTGACTATGTAGTTGATGTAGATCAGGTTATGACAGACCTTGCAGCCAAGGCAGATACAACTTTATTCAGCACAAATGGTTTATATGTAACAACTTACGTAAATGGCACTGAATGGTATAGAGAGTATTTTAGTGATGCTAATAAAACACAGCGCGTTTGGCTTGAACAAGGTGGAGTTGTAACGTTAGTTAATGGCTACGCAACTATAACATTTTTACGTAGTTTTTCAAATACACAATACAATTGTACAGCAACACGAAATTCAGGCACAATTGTTGATCCAACATATAAGTCTGCCGATATAGTTTCTGTAGATTCATATACAACCCTCGGATGCCGGATGTTAGGAAGTGATAACAACGACGGCGCTTTACATGATGTACAAGCATGTTGGGTTGCTAGAGGAATATAGGAGAATTTATGCCAGATATTGACGTTGACCAAATAGGGGAAGCATTAAATAACAAAATGGACCGGGACTTAAATAACAGGTCTACAACTTCCGGGTTACGTAAGTTAGTTGCAAGCTACATAGACGGGACCGAATGGTGTAAAGTATTTGCTGAGATTCAGTCCGACGGTACAACACGACAATGGTGTGAACAGGGCGGTTTTGTTGCCACAGGTGGTACCGTTACTTATTTACAGCCATTTATTGACAATAATTATACAGTTGTTGCTCAAAGTGTTGAAACGTCCACTTATACTACACAATACAGACAAATCTGTCCAAATAGTAAAACAACAACAGGGTTAACCGGAACTAGTGCGCAAGGTGGTAGCCTCTGGTGGTACGCTTGCGGCTATATTTCAGGTACAACTATTAGTGGTTCCACTGCAATAAGCATTGAACCTTCTAATGAAAATACTCCCACGTCTGGGACAGTATCAAATGAAGTTTTACAAAGAATTACAACTTTAGAAAGTGAGGTAGTAAATATGTTAGGAAGACCGGATTATAGTGCTGGAATTGAGGGTACACTAAATGGCTCAGGACTTAATGGACAGACAGGAACATATACCTGCCCTAGTAAAGGTTATTTAAGTATGAATGCGCATGGCAATTCAGATGGTGTTCCAGTAAGAATAAATGGTGTAAAAGTTGCCTTAGTATGGAGTGCTGGAGAAGCAGCAATGTTTCTCCCTGTTTCTCAAGGAGATATCTTATCTAGGGGATCAACATCGGGTGGTGAAAGATTTTATTTTACTTTTTTTCCTGAGGTGACTTTATGATAAAATATGCGCAAATATTGGATGAAGAAACAAAACTTTGTGCAGTAGGTGTAGGCACAAATACGGAATATTACAAATCCATCGGGATGACCGAAATGGATGTGGAACAGGCACAAGATGGTGCCTGGTATATAAAAGGATATGTACCGCAATTACCAAAGGAAGATAAATAAAGGAGATGTTATGATAGGAACCAGATTATATAAAGGTCAGTATACAAGTAAACAATACGCGGACACAGCCGTGTGGTGCAATCAAAATAATGCACATCTTGAAGACAAAGGTACATACTATGAAGTAGTTGAAAATGCACCGTATGTTCCTACGATTCAGGACCAAATTGTTGCTTTGGAAAGCACTATTACAGCACGTAATATCCGTGCAGCTATTCAAGGTGACGAATTTGCATTAAATAAAATTGCAGAAGTAGAAGCACAAATAGAAGAACTTAGAAAACAATTATAATGAAACGCAGAGTTGCATCATACCTTAAGTTAAATAATCGCTTGTACAGGATTAGACGTAAGTTTTACGACCATGATGGCTTATACGTATTTAAGCTATCAGGGGCCGGGCTTCGTACAATTAAGGTAAATTGTGCTCTTACAGATGCAACTATTATAATAAACGGTGTCCAGACCAGATCACTTTCACTTGAGCCTGGTACTGAATATTCCTGGTCTGTTTCTAAGCCGGGGTACAATACAATGTCCGGGTCCGGGATTTTAAATCAGAACTTAACTATAACTATTAATTCCGTTACATTAAATGCTCCGGCAGAAACGTCTACACTCCTTACATCAGAAACCCACGGAGAAATGATTACCGGTACATCCGGCCTACTTTTTGACAATTCAGCTCCAATTTCTTATGTATACTCCGTGTCTAAGGAGGGGTATACAACGTTGACCAGGTCCGGGCAAGCTTCCTCTGATACAACCGTAGATATAGGCTCTTTCCAAATTAATACTGATATTCCGGATACAACCATTGTAATTAACGGTGCAGAGACGAACTCCGTCTTCTTTAACAAGGGAACCCCATTTACATATACGTATTCTATGAGTAAGCCTGGGTTTAGTACTTTCACGGCTATTGGGACAGCCCTGGATACAACAAATATCCAATTAAATGGGCTATCTGTAACATGCTCTGAAAACGATGCTGTTATACAAATCAATAACCAGACAACCTCAGGGGTGTTCTTTGTTAGTGGAACAACGTTTGAATATTCTTACTCTATTACGTTGTTAGGTTCTCCGGTATATACACAGATCGGAAGTACAAATGTCACCGACAGTATATATGTTGATTATAAGGCTATAGCGGTTACTGCTAATGACGCAGTGGTTACTATTACCTCGTTGGGCTCAACTTTTACAGGAGTGGGTTCCGCAACAACAAAATTACCTGTTGGAATAGAATATCTCTGGACAGTATCTCGTAATGGATACACAGGTACTACTGGAAGTGGTACAGCTTTAATAGATTTAACAATTCCTGTTTATGCGGTTACAGGACAAAATGCAACTTTTGATATTAACGGGTCCGGTACTGATGCAATATACATTGTGGACGGCACGACAATTAGTTATACCGCCACGGATACTGGAGTAATAAGCTATACTGGATCTAAAGTAATAAGCGCTGATACAGTGATCACGGCAGGCAGATTAACAGCTGAAATTAGCCCGGTTCCGGATACCGTAAATATAAATGGGACTAACGGCTCAGTAGCTTTGTTGGAAGAAGGTGTTAACTTTAATTATACGATTAATGCAACTAAGTCCGGGTACAAATCTTTTACAAGTACCGGAACAGTAAGCACTACAACAACCGTTACCGGAACTATGGCAATTGATTACCCGTCGTACAGTGTCTCCGGTACAGATAGTACGTCAAATGTGTACACATTGTTCACAACTACTATATCAGATGTTACAGCTGGTAATTATGCTATTACATTGAAAGCCGCGGGATCTGATAGCACTAGTAGTATTTCACCATCAGGTGCTGCGTCTAGTAAATATGCAGGTAGCGGTCGTGGTGGTACAGCAACTTGTACAGTATATTTATATGCAGGTGCTGTTGTAAAAATACAACGTATTGGTGCTAATGCGCCATCAAGAACCGCGGACTCTCGTACATATACAGGCACATGTGGCCACACCGGTTTAGCTTTATATATAGATAACTCTCTTAAACTTGTAGCCGGAGGAGGCGGGGCCGGGTCTGTTAGAACAGGATCTTACACTAGCAGCGGTAACCAAAATTGGTACAGTTTTGCTGGTGGTGGCGGGGGTTACGGAGGAGGTGCTGGTACCTGGGGTGGGTCCGGACTTAACTATGATGGATCATCGGGTAGCAGTAGCTCTCATACCTCTGGAACTCCGTATGGTGGACATGGCGGATCAGGAACGTCTTCAGCAAGCGGAGGTGATCTATCTGCTAAAGGTGGGAATGGATACGTTGCCTCAGACTTTACACAAGGCAGCTCAGGAACACATTACCGGGTAGATTCACTCACCTGTGTGGGTGGTACAGATTGGGGAGCATCCAGTAAGAAAGGAAATAATGCAGGTATAGTAGTAAGTTTTGCGCATAGTAATTAAAAATGGGATCATTATATAAATTAAACAATTGGATTGTAACAGGTGTTGATTATATCACACCTCAGCCGTATGTTATGCCTACGGCCGATTCTGAATTTATCATTTTACAACCGGTAGCTAATGAAAAATGCTACCTATCTCTTACAGATAATATAGCTGTTCCTTCAATTGGCAACTCCATGGAGGTCGTTGCTAAATTTCCCGATTATGGGTTGATTTGTGATGGTACACAAGAAATAACAACGGATATTATCCCAACTGAAAATCATACAATTAAAATCACTGCATATATAGATATTGAAAATGAAACTCCGCAAGTTCTTTTTGGAAACGCGGTTGACAATTCATTAGGTCAATTCATTTTTGCGGTAGCCGGGTCAGGTGAAGATAACATAATATTTACATACGGAACACAAACAGCAACGGGCACTTACGTTTTTATAAAATCAGGTCTTTATACTTTTACAGTTTCCGGACCTAAAGTTTCTATTAATGATGAAATGTTATTTACACACCCTGGTGAATTTGAAACCGCAACATCTCCGTTAAAATTATTTACAGCAGAAGACAGCTCACTTGCAAATTGGTCCGGTGAGGTTCAAGCAGTTTATATTACGAAAAATGATGAGCCTGTCTTAACTGTGCATGCTATAAACCAGAATGGCGTATTAGGCTATCTTGATCAAGATGATCAATTTATTGAAAGTAGCGGATCACCATTCGTATCCTTTACCGGTCCGGACAATTATGATGTTGACGCTTCGTATGAAATGATCATAGATGACGGTGTTAACCGCGCAACTTTGATTATATCAAGAAATCAACTTATCTTTGGTTCGACTACAATAGTGCTAAGATCCGATATTGGAAACACACATACATATACATTAACATTAAAAGACGGAACCAGTGTTCTTTATTATGATAGACAATATGTTGGTGAGTATTCCCTTTCTTCCGTATCTGAAGGTATTGGTAAATATATTGGGTATGTGTCTGGACAGGCTAAGATTAACCCAGTACATATTAAACATTTAAAAGAGTCAAAGAAATGTGTAAGGTATTTCACTCCAGATACAGTTGATTTCATTTTGGAAATAGATGATGTTGACACGTTTGATTCACCAAATAAGAAAACATATACAAAGGAAAGCTTTGTTGCTATCCCAGAAGATAAAAACCCATGGGATCCGGTGGAACTTATTTGTGGCTCCAAAGATAGTGGGACATACGATTTAACAGGATTGGTTTATGCAGCAACAATACAGATGCCGGAGCGCCAGCCCGGACAATCCTACTCCTTTTATTATAGAGTACGTTTCAAATCACAACAGTATAAGTCCGATTTTGCGCACTCATATTTAATATATCGTGTTAAGTCTTTACAGTTAGATGATGAAATTGTAGTACTCCCAGAAAATCCGTCGGACGGGGCAGATTATACCATTACAAATACCGGGTCTATACCTTTATTTGTATATAGGTTCCCATATGAACAAGGGATACGTTTACCGGATATTCCTAAATATAGTACAGTTAGATATACTTACGACAAAGCAACTGATAACTGGTTAGTTGAAATATTGTATAAACAAGCCAAGTTCCTGTTACCATACGATATAAGTAAACCTGTTTTTGAAGCTGTATTCCAGAAAACATTACCTTATGATGGTGAGGTATATACAACCGATTTTGACTCAGGTGAGGCGGCAAACATTATTAATGCAAAGGCTCACGCCGAAGATAATTTTATGCAGTATGTAACTGAACAGCGCAGAAACTTAAGTGTATCTGAATCCGATATTGTAACAGGTAACAAGAGATGGGAAACTGTCTTCGATTTAGATACGTCATTATTCAGAAATACAGCTGAGGAAAGACACGCTTTCCAGTGTATGGTTGAGAACTTGAAAGGCCAAACAATGTATAAAACAATTTATAATTTGGTATATGACTTGACCGGATGTGCACCACGTATTACAGAGTACAAGGACAAGATATTTAACGTTATTTACTCCCATGCTGATTCTTTACAGAAACCGTTATCTGAATTATATTACTTGGCAGATGACGAGAATGTTAGCATCGTGGCCAACCCAATTATTTTGTACGATCAAAAAGATCGCATGCCAACGTGGCAAATAGACGTTTATGACAGGTATGATACACAATATAATAGAGAAGTTATAAAGAAAGTTATTGACATGTATAAACCTGCATATACAAAAGTAGTTTTGAATTTTTATGATAAAGACGGTGTATTAATTGAAGAACGATACACATATGGTTATGCAAACTATTTAAGGTCAGTTTTTAACAAGTAGGAGTTAAAATGGCAGCAGACTTAATTAAATTAAAGAACTCGAACCCACTGTATAAGTATCCAACTGATGCTGAAAAACTTAATTACAATTTTCAGCAACTTTTGAACGGCAGTGGTAACACATCAATACAGGAAATTATTGAGGCGACTGGGCAAGTTTATCTTGCATCGGCTACGGATCAATTATTCAAGGCAATAACACAGCTTATTGGTACTGCCTTTATGTTTAAGTCTGTTGAACAAGAGCCTACAACCTCCTACACTCTTGTTCCTTACTATAATGGTTATGCAGAACCTGCTACCGTGGTACCTGGAATGCGTGTAACTTTCACGCCTAGTGTAACAAACACAGGTACACCTAAGGTTAGATTTAGTACAATGCTGGACACATATACTTATCCAGTATTAAAAGATAACCAAGAAATACAACCTAATGTATTATACCCGGGTGTATTATACGATATGGTTTTTGTTAAAGGTGATTCAGCATTAGGAACAGAAGATCACTGGAACATTACCAGTTCCTCTGCAGCCAACGGTGAGAGTGATACAGCTCTTATGGACACATTATTAACTCAGGTACGTAACCTTGTTACCGCAGCCGGTATTGCATATACATCAACAGATTATACTTCACTTACCCGGGCCGTGTCCCAGTTTATTGGTAATGCATTTTACGACAACGCATATATTGCATCAGAAAATGCCTATCAATTAACTGCCTTTGGTTCCATCCCTCCTATTAGTTCTTATACAAATGGCACAATGTTAGCATTTTTACCTAGTGCCACAAATATTGCAACGGATCCCAGGATAAGGGTAGGCGAATTAGAGAACGTAATAGTTTATAATCTTGATGGTTCTTCTTTAGCACCAGGTACATTAAACACAAAATCAATTGCCCTTGTGCGCTATTTAGATGGGCAATTTCTTCTTATTAATACAGCACAATCACAATTGTCCTTAACATCGGGGGTAACTGTAAATAATATATCTAATGACGCTTCATTAGCAGGTAATTCTGAATCCACCTTATTAACAGAGCAAGCCATAAAGACGTACGTGGACTTGAAAGTACAAAGCTCTCAAGAAAATGTATTGCTTGGTGGCAAAATTGATTCTGAAGGAAATGCAGATGCGTTACATCAATTTAATACACACTGCTTTGAAATTATAACAGATACAGAACCAAACGGTAGCTACTCATATTCAAACGTAACTCCGGCTGAGCCATCAAAGGTAGATGTGTCCGAAGGTAGTGATACAGCAATTAATGCTGTAGCTAACGTACAAAATGTTGAGCCAGATACAGATACAGAAAACCCAAGATGCTCAACATTATACTGGTCTTGTACAAAACCCGTTGTTACTGGTGCACCTGCCGGAGGTTTTGCAATTGACGGGTGTAAACGTGTTTATGATGTTACCGGTAATAAGGTTGAACGTGTTGTGAATGATGGTGTAAATCCAATTGGAACACCCTATGTACTTGAGTCCGGATATACACCAAGTTATTACCAAGTTACATTAAAGGAATCGACGACAGTTGGAAATGCATCAGAATTTTACCCAGGTTTATTAAAACTTAAGCATACAAGAGAAGATACAACTCCTGCAGAAATAAAACTTCAGGCCTCTTTAAATGGTACAGACTGGTACGATGTTGTAGATGAATCCTCTGAATTTGATGACAGTCACACTGTAATAAGATACAGATGGACCGCGGTTGAAACCGGACTTTATTATTATACAGAAAGTGCGACTCCACAAAGATATTCTGAATCTTTAGATCCGGACGAGTATACATTATATACGGATCCATACCTTATTAATGATTCCGGGTATGTCGTTACTGATTATATTGATGTTAGTGCAAGTAACTACAAATTTACAGCATCAGATGGTACAAATACAATTACCTGTGGGAGCTGTACAGCTGAAACAGTAGTTGATCCTATTTTCAATATTTCTTATGATTATGGTAACTTAGCCGACATAGAATTAGATGAGGATAATTACAAAAAGATTACAGTTCCGTTTGCATTATGGAACAGAATTGAAAACGAAAACGCGCAAGTGTACAAAAATTCAGATCTAGTAACACTGTTAGAAGGTGCCAATCAACTACATATGCGTGTGGTTGCTACCTATTTCCCACATCAGGAATACACACCAGAACAAGCAGCTGCCGGATACGATGTATTTCAAGGATCTTTAACGGACCCGGAAACTAGTGTTACAACATATACAGATCGTACCACATGGGAAATAGCAAACATTAAATTTTTCAAAAAGATAAGCAAGGTTCCTGCCTTTTCTATGGCGTACCCTTCTAAGAACCTGGAGATTTTAAATAAACAATTAACATACTCCGCATACCAACAGAAGTATGTTCAAACATCTCCAGATGTGTATGAGGCTTTAAACGAAGTTGAACTTCTGGACTTAGGTGCAACAACTACTTTAGTTCTTTATAAAGAATATATGTCAGAAGTTGTTGTAGGCGTTCCTGAAAACTTAGTTTATATACAAAGCTATGCTCCGACAGCCAACGCTTTGAACGAAGGTGCTCTCTGGTTTAATCTTGGAGTAAGCATTGACAAAGTACACATTTGTAAAGAAATTGGAAGTGATACCGGTATATATGATTGGGAGCCTACAGACTGCATCTTGTTAGGTAAGGTTACACTTAATAGGGTCACATCCGGTGCAACTTTTGAGGATGCAATTTTATCGGACCTGATTTCATACAGATATGGTAATGAATACACTGTACATTCTCCAATCACAGGTTTGACCAGTCAAAGTGAAACTATACACCATAATTTTGGGTTTGATGTAACAACGGATTGTTACTTAAAATGTATAGTTCCGGAATTAGGATATGCGCATGGCGATTATGTAGCATTATCACCCGGCAGATTCGAGAACTCAACCCTGACTCCGAGTACAAGTACAGTTATTATAGATGGCACGTCTTATACGTTCTTAACATCTGCTACAACCATAGATAATGAGGTTTCATATTTTGACGTGGTAGATAACTCAACAGATGTTCTCGTAAGATATTCAAATTTACAAGTATTAAATAAAACAACTAACACATATCAGCCAATAACAGCGGATCATTGGGACTTATGTGTATTTATAAATAAGGATTAATCATGGAAGGGACATATTTTTTCAGCGGTATAACAGTAGAGTCAGATGACTTAAATAATGTACAGGACGTTCTATCTAAACAAATTAAAGAACGCGCCCTAGACTTTTTCTCAAAAGGTATTTTGGGAAAGACGTCAGATGTCTATGTAGTAAATGGATTAAAAAATACTATTAACATTCAACCATTTACCGCATTGACTCCTGCGGGTGAAAGAGTTAAAGTATACAAAACAATTAAGTCCCTGGCCTTAGACATCCGCAACCAAGAAACCGAACACAGATTGTCCCAACAAGGTGAGATTCCAGACGAATATTTTGGCTGGACACCTAATATTTATTATGATATTTATGTAAACTATATTGAAGCTTACGGATCACCAAGAGCACATATTACCAGCGGTGAATTTTATCCTACTAGAATAAACCCGGGCTTTGAATTTTACGCATTACGTTCTGAAGACCCAGTTGTTAATGCTGAAGGCGAACCTTACCTTGTTAAAATTGCACAAGTATTTTATGATGGGCAAGCTTTACAAATTTATACAGTAGGTAATATGGATGTTTCAACAATCGAAGGTAGCAAAATTAAAACTACGCCTACTACAACAAAGACAACCTATTATGCACCTACATATAATCCTACAACTTTACAAGACCATGTTATGTGTATCGGGTCAGGTACACCAACTGAAAAGAACCCACATGGTTTAAGTTTATCAGATTTTGGTGCGGACGCTTCTTCCGTTCACGACCATGAACGAACATTGCATAGTTCTGGTATTATTGCAGATAGGTCCAGTACGGAATCAGCGTTGTTCATTCAGTTAAACCACAGAACGTTAAATGGTGAAACTGACTCATTAATCCTTTATAACTTTACAGAAGGTGAATTCGTTCAACATCGTGGTAATCATGCAAACTATATTTATAAAGAACCGGTAGCAAACACATACACAAAATTCGAGCTTGTGTTTAGGTCCGGGTCTTACGGGACCGGCACGGCTCTTGCAGATGGTACATATATTATTGGTGTTGACGTTGTAAATAAAACATTAGTTGGTGGTTTTATCCCAACCGTTAATGGCACTAGCACATCACAAATTATAACTGTTTATACACTTAATACAGATGACGCACGTGGAGAAGAAGTAGGTCAAATAACGACCATGAGTATAGAAGATTACAATCTTCAAAATTACTTTAATCTTGCCAAGTTTGAATTCCGTCAAATTAAAGAACCTACAACAATCCAGGCAGATGTTGACTCAAACTTCCTTACCAAAGTTGACTTAAGACTCTTCGGTTCTGTAACTGCAGATAATTTGCAAACAAGCAAATATACAACAAATGAAGTATATGGTGGTGTAGCCAGAACAGAAGATATGCTTGATTACAGCAAATATCTAGTTAAAGTAAAAACGCTTACATTGGCAAGCGGTGTTGTATTAGATGGATCATCAGTATTACCAATGGGGTATATGTCCGGGTTTAAGATTACAAGGTTAGATGATACCAGACTCCTTATTGGTCCGGGTGCATGCCGTGATGCATCAAATAGCATGGACTTAAAACTAAACACTGCAATAACAAAAACATTTACGTCACCTTGGTTGCCAGGTGGTTTCTCTGCAGCCACTACAGGTGGATTAGTTCCAGATATTTTACCGGAAAATATGGCATATCGTGATTACCATATTTTTGTAATAGGCCGTGGTAGCGATGGCGCGGTAGATGTTGCTTTTGATACAGACCCATCCGGGTATAACATTTTATTAGGTACATCTACAACAGCCATACAAGGTTATACATTTGTAAGACGTGTTGGTTCTTTCTATACAGTGAAAAATTCAACAGATAACGTTGTATTAACACAATTTACAACCATACCTACAGGTTCAACGTTAAAAGTTATAATGCCAAATTATAACTTAGAATTTGGTGCTGCTACTTATGCGGCACGCACGGTCATACCTGCTGGTATCCCGGTAATCGGGCATTTCACATATCGTGACTTAAGGTCAACATTTGGGCTACACTCTTCAATGGAAACGCGCACCGTGTATTATGTCAGTGGTAGTGGTTTAGTAGATATTTTATTAAATAACGGAACACTATATATTGATAAGAACCTTAACGCAGATGATTCAGTTTTATATAACGTCGGTATGTTGAAATTAACAACAGGAGCAGCTAGTGTTTCTACAGGCACTACAACATTGGTCCAAGCAGGTCCGGCTCAATCGGTATTAAGAAACGTCACAGATCACGTTGACGTTGTTAAGTCCGGGACCGACTTTGTTGCAACTAGGATGAATGGTGTTGGTGAAGTAATAAGCTGCATTGGCTATACAGATTTACGTGGAGAATAAGATGAAGCATATTGAATTTAAAAGTGGTTTTGTACTTGATGGCACAGAATTAAATGATATACAATCGTTCTTAGGTGAGGGTATTCGTAATATTTTAACGGATCTTACTCACCCGGGCGTGCTGGATAAAATATCATCTGAAAAAATTATATATACAGGCTCCACTGATACTTTAGGTATTTACTATTTTACAGCATACGATAAATATGGTAACCGCATTGTGATCCCGCATGCTATTACGGCAAACCAGCCCTCTATTACCGGACTCCGCCCGGACTTTACCAAAAACGCATTGCTTACAGACTTAAGCACAACTAATTTTAGACGTAACCGTGTCTACTATGTTGTTGTTAGATATAAAGAGAGTCCGGACACGAGTATACCGATAGTTAACGTTATAACAAAAGAACGCGGTTATCCTTATATGACACCCGGGTATGAGTTCTATCTAAGACTTACTGAAACACAAATAAATGATGATAGAGAAGACGCGGATGATGTTGATGTTCTACCTGTTATTGACGGTGATATTATACTTGCTAAAATTACAATTGATAGATGGGGAAATATAACTCCAGATGAATCAGTCAGAGAACGTGCATACGTTGCTGCAGAAAGCGTGGCGGGCGTTGTTACTAATATTACAGCATCCAACTATGGAGAAACACAATCCTTTGAAGATCATATTAATGCAATAGGGTCCGGTACAGTGACTTCAACCAATATTCATGGTTTAAGTGCAGAAGACCTAGGTATTGATATTGGTGCAACAGGTAATCACCAAAAATTATTACACGTAAACGGCATACGCACGGACAGTTTAAATTCAACCAAATCAGCATTTTATCCTTATTACCTAGATGAAAGTGCCACTGACCGCGCAACTGTTTATATTGCGCCGTTAAGCTTAAAATACAATGAGTGCTGTGTTATTGGCGGAACTTCTTTCTTTCCAGCTTCATTTTCAAACGAATATACATATTCATTTGAAGGGCGTAACTCAGATTCTTATGCAGGCTATTATTTATATTATGTAGATGCCAATGCAATTTCAATACAGGTACTGGGTCCGGTTTCTTCTGAGAAAGATTCTAACTTTACTGCAATCATGAAGGATCCTTCAAAGCTCCCGATTTGTTCATTAAAATGGGGTGTGGTTACATATAGTACAGAAGCCGGGCAATTATCTAACTGGGGTATTATACCGGGTACATTCAAAGATCAAAGACGTTTCTTTAACATGTCAACCAAGATCATTCGCCCGGACGAAATATTCTCAATAACACAATTTGCACCACTTGTAAATGATAATTGTTACTTACACAATGCCAGGATCGTTGGAACACATAATTATGGTAGTTTTAACGTAAGCGGTAAACGTTTAACAATGGTGATTGACGGTGATATGACTGCTCCGGTAACAGTAACCTTTACAACTAATGATCCAAACCAAATTGTAGAAGAAATAATTGCAGCAGCTACAGTACAAGATGATGTAACAGGTCAGTATTATATAAAGGCGTATCCATATTTAACACCAGACGGTTACTTAGCTATATCAGCTGCGACGTCAATTTGTTTAATGAGTCCGGATGCTCAAGACACTACAGCGAACTCGGCAGCAGATGAACTTGGGTTCGTGGATCAATTAAACATTGTATATGCCTATCCAAATATCCAGATTATGATTTACACTGGTGATCGTAACGGTTACATAGACTTTACTTATGAGAAGCCGTTGAACATGTTTGATCAAGGCAACCTGACACGCATTGATTACTATTTAGGTGGTGGCGTACATAGGTATAATACATTTACATACGATCCGGAAACGAATCTTGTAACTAGAGTTGAGGAGGCTTACGAATGATAGCCTATATCTTATCTAAATTAAATGTTATCAAGAACCGTGTTCTTCGCATCTCGAATAACATGTACCATGACTTATATGGTGACGGAAGCTTAGGTGACATTTATTATGGTTCAGATAGTACAGCACCAAATGCGTTACTTCCTGCAGATTACACACAAATCTTAAACAGTGAAGGTTACTGGGCGCAGACAAATACCAGTGCAATCCGGGACAAGTCTTTTAATACAACTTGGCACCCAACAAATACAGTAGAGGCCTTGCATTACTTACCAACAGGAAGATTATATTATAATAACCTTTGGATTGGTCCTAAAACAATGCTTGCAGCCAGAAGCGACCTGGCTATAATCTTTGTAAAAGATACTTTAACATTAGAGCAAAGCTGGATCAGCAGTAACAGCACACATACAATATCAGCGCGTACAACATATAATAGCAACCTAACTGCATTGCCAAAATTAAAATCAATGGTTGAATCAAGTGTTATTATACAAACACCTGAATTCATATATACCGGAGCAAATGGTAGCGGTGGTAGTATTTTTGTGTATTATAATACAGCTAAAGTAGGCCCGGACTTGCTCAGATTAAAAGACGCAAACAGTATTAAAGCATATCTCTCTGCACCGGGTGGTAGTACTGATACTTCCTCCGGTGGCTGTCTCATAGTATGTGCTAAAAACATCAGGATTGTAGATCCTGAAACATTACCAAGTCCAGCTATAGAAGCTATTGGTGGCACAGGAAATAATATAGATAAACCCGGTATAACTTTTGAAACACGCTGCACACCAATAGGAGGTTAATATGTTAGGATCAATTATAAACTTATTAAACGCATCAGATAGAACATCAACTGTATTAGGTGGATTTACCCTTGCCTCCAATGGTGTCTCTATGTTTGGTCCGGGCCGGGGTACAAATAGCACTGTAACAGTGTCCGGACTACAGAAATTAACAGATCTGGCTAATATTGAAACAAATTCTAGTGGAACTGCCCTTACAGCTGGGAACTTAAATTTTACAAATCTTACTGTAGATGGAACTCTTGTTTTTAATAGTAGAAACTATAATGCAACTGGTGGGTTTCAGCCTGCAGCTATTACGGATACCTACCCGCTTATTTTAAGATGTTCAAACAAATTAACAATTACAAGCAACGGGCATATTTCTGCAGACGGGCAAGGTAGTATTAACCTTTGGGGAAGCGGGCGTATTGATGAACAAATAATATGTCCTATTCCGGTAAAAGATGTTATAACACAATCTCTTGGATACTCTGCGTCTTCACAAATGTTTGACAGATTAATACCGTATGGTTCACAGCTAGGATTTCTCGATCAGAAAACATATTTATGTGGTGCAGCTGGTTACCACTATCACTACTATAAACATAACAGATGGTCGCATCATCATACGCATGGTAGCTCATATAGCTTTAACTCCTGTGGTGACTATGGCTATTGCCCCTCTAACTATGGGGGTAGAAGGTCAAGGATGTCCGGACCTGCTGGCGGTTTTGTAGCTTTATACTTCTCCCATTTAATTATAGATGGTAAAGAATATGGAGTTGACCCGGACTGTGATATAAGTGTTATACAGGCAAATGGTGTCTACCCTGCACAAGCGTGGGATGGTACAACAAAAGGTGGCGGTATGATTATTATTGCAGCTAAAACAATTGAAATCAGCACGCGCAATAGTGGATCCAACACAATAAATAAAGGAGCTATAACAGCGAATGGGGCTATCACCAACGATGAATCCTTTACAAGTAACGTAAAACAATGGCGCTGGTCAATTATGAATAACTACCCACAACTTTGCATGGGACAGACTGGTTGGTATATTGCAAAAATACAAGACCAGTATAAATATATCTGGGGTGTTTTACCAGGCGATGGCTCCATTGATGAAGCACAACCATTCTACTATTTTGATAAAGGAATGGGTGAATACGGAGAAGTTAGTACATTGTCCGGGTATTCATCTAGTCCGGAACACTACACATCAAGTTCACGCTGGGCTGGTGGCGCAGGGATTGCATTAGGATTTAAAATAAGGGAAGATTAATGAAAGAGTTATTTTGTAAAATTATAAAACTTATAACCTCTTTATTTTCCGATCTTTGTTCATTCAGGAACAAAGTAACAGTTTTTGTTTGTGTATTGATGACCGTTGTCATCATACAAAACAAGGGTGATAGTTCAGTGATTTTAGCTGCTTTAGGTGTATTAGACTCGTATCTGATCTATTACCTACATAACCGCAAAAAACATGATCCCAAATAAAACAGCTCCAACGGTATTAACCGTTGGTAGCTGTTTTAGATTTCTTCTTTGTTACTTTCTTAGCTGGCTTTTTAGCCGGGATTTTCTTTTCAACAGGTTTCACATCTTTCTTGATTTCAAGTGCATTCATTAACAATTCAAGATCTTCTGGAACACTTAAATTCAAGCCTTTCTTCTGTGCGGCCGTAATAGCGTTCAATACCTTTGTTGCAACTTCTAAGTTTGCACCAATAGGCAAATTAACAATCACAGTTTTCTTGGCTAGTTCGGCTGCTTTTTTCTCTTTCCTAGTCTCTTCATCGACGTCGATTTGTTTAAAGATCGGCTTCTGTTCACCTGTTTCCCTATCAATAGTGTAGGGAACTTGTACTTCTCTTAAGGCTCTTTTATATGCTGGTTCACCCATATTATTCTCCTTTTAATTTTATATCAGACGGAAATACAGGCAGTTCAATTACACCACCTTTATCAATAGTGTACAAGATATTGATGTATTTTGCGTTGATACTACAAATTGTGCCTACCACACCTTTCATCGGGCCACATACAACTTCGATTAAGTCGCCCAATGCAAAGCGTGTTTTTAACGGCTTTTGTTTAACTACATTATTCGTAAAAATACTTCCTTGTTCATCAATCTTGCGTATATCATCTGTAGTTATTGTTGCATAAGTTCCGTCGGGATTACGTAAAAAGTACCCGTACATTTTTGCAGATTCCATACGCCTAATTATAGTGTCTAACTGCTTCTCTTCTTCACAGTAAATAAATATATAAAACGGATATACCGGTTTAGTTGTTAACTTATTAACATGATATTCTTCATTGCGCATCATTATTGGAACAAACATGCCACAGCCTTTAGGCATACAGTGTTTAACCATACGTTTGGCTGTTGCAACTGTGTTTTCATATTCTGAAAATAATATATACCATCGTTTCATAATCACTCCACAAAAAGTAAATATCCCATTATAACACCAACTACAAAACCAGAGACACCCGCGACTAAAGTTAACATTATTACCTCTTTATAAAATAAGTGGTTTTGGTTACAGAACCACAAAAATCGTAATTATTTTTTGAACACAATTCAGTTGCGATACGTTTGTCTGCTGTGATACCTTCAATAAAATAACCAACGACTATACCTAGAAAGAATATCATTAGCAACATGAGAATACCACATACTTTTGTACCGAAATCCAGTTCTTTTTCTTCTTCGGTTTCCGTGTAATTTATACTACTTTGATTACTCAAATAAGAATTTGTTTTGTTCTTTCCACTCATTAAAGTCTCCTTCGTATGGTAATTTAATATGCTCACCGTAGTTGCGTCCTACTTCCATTTCTGTCCACATCCAACAATTATTTAAACCCGGGAACTCATCATTATTGAAACGGCGGCATGTCTTCTCATGATAAAAATCTCTGAGCCACTCCAACTTATCCTTAGGACAGTACATAACTATAGAGTCATGCACGGTTAGTACAGGTAATATACCGTTCTTTAATAAGTCCGGGTACATAGTTACCATCTCATATAGTTGAATATCTGATGCAGTTGATTGGATGGTAAAATTCTGTGCTTGTCTATCTGATGAAGATTCTTTAAATTTATCTGTATATACTTTATATTTATGTCTTCTACGTCCGAAGGGTGTTTCCAGGAACCCTTTAGTCTTAAAGGCGCGGATAGAATCACGTAAAAACCGAGCACAACCCGGGTACGTCTTCTTCCACTGCTCAATATACTTGTCACCCTGTGATGCTGAAATCTTTACACCTTCTGGTTCCAATATACCTACAAGCCCGGGTCCGGACACACCATAGGCCGTACCAAATGAAATTCTCTTAGCAATCTTACGTTCTTCATCGGACACTTCTTCCAGTTTCTTTTTGAATACCCCTGCGGCTGTTTCCCTATGTAAGTCACGTTTATGCTCAAAAATATCAATCATACGTTTATCGTTACCCATCCAGGCCAAAACGTGTAATTCAGCAGCTGACTGGTCTACGTTCACACAGAGATAATCTTTGCTTGGTGGAATAAACATAGGCTTCATATCACCCGGGAAGTTTTGAAGATTGGGCGATCTGGATGCCAGGCGCGACGTCTTAGTACCATAAAGCAAGAACTGAGTATGTAGCTTATCATCGGCATCCATCATGTTCATAATACCTGATAGATACGTGCTTTCCAATTTCTTTAATTTCTTATATTCAAGTAAAACTTTTGCTGCTTTATTATGTTTAGCTATCTTTGTTAAAATGGTTGAGTCTAATGCCACACCGGTAGCTGTTGTCTTATCCAGCTTCTCTTTATAATAATCACGGAACAACACAACAAGCTGCTGTACTGAGTTCATATTTAAGAAGTACGGCATTGTGGCGTCTTCTCCTCTACTGGCCTTAATCTGGTCTTCTACGACTTTTTGCTCAGCCGGAGAATCAACAACATATACATTAGGCACAACCGGACTAATAATATCTGAAAATTGTATTTTTAAGTCCTTCATACGGACCAGGTATTCATCTCGGGTTTTTTTAACCCATTCCTTATCAATATTTGAACCTCTAAATTCCATATCACAGAGCATACGCTGTGCCGGCATGATATGGTTCTCAAAAAGCTTAACACGTTGCGGTTCTTTATATATAATGTCCTTAAATTTATGATATAACTGTAATGTTACATCTGCGTCGCCAGCGTTGTAAGGTAACAAGACTTCAATCGGTATGTTTGCCCAAGAAGTCTGACTTGATGTTAAATATTTATCCTTTTCTTTTTTATAGCCGCCGTCTTCTGTATATAATTCCGATAACTCATCTAAACCATGGCCGCGCTCTTCATCTTCCATATGATGCATTAGAATTGTGTCCCAGGCATAATTATTAACCATAATACCTTTACCACGGAGTCTGTTTATATCGTACGATCCATTATGTGCTCCCTTGGGCACGGGGCTTTCCATTATGGCCTTAATACAGCTCATAACTTCGTCGTGTTTATCGCCCCAGTGCCGTTTGAGAGGAGGGTTTTTATCGAGTAAACTTGTAAAATAACTTTTAATCTTTGCAGGTGTTTCTAAAGCTTTGACTTCGTCGGTTAAATATAGCGGAGCCTCCGTGGCCAGCTTGGCCCGGACCTCGTCTGCTGTAACTTTGCGTTTTTTAGTTGTAACTGTTTCTTTGTGTGTCTTAGCACTCACTTTCTTTATTGTTTCTTCTATAGTTGATCCACAATATTCAATAATATCTTCAAGCTTCTTACTAAGATCTAAGTCTTTCTCGTAAATTGGTATTACAACACCGGTATCTTTCTTCCATGAAAACGCAATAGACAATAGCTTATAGTTAAAGAGCCCGGACCCGTGTGTTTCAATATCGAATGCAAATGTATCAACTGTCTCCATGCGTTTAACCAATTTATGTATCATATCAACACTGTCTGTTAGGAGCATGTAATCTTTCTTTGACTTTGTCGTTGTTATTTTATTATTCAAAAATAAGCTTAAGGTATAAAAATCTCTACGTATAATCGGGTCAAACTTAGATGAAGCTAAGGCAGCCAATGGATTGTATGTAGTAAGCATCGGTATGTTGTACTCCGGGTGTGTTAAGATCTTACCGCGTTCACCGGAAAATTTAAGTTTGGGGAAGAAGGCCCTAAATACCTTCTCCCCAAACAGAACAACTATTTCGGGATTTATATTTATAATCTCTTCTTCGAGATAAATCTTACATCTATCAATATATTCTTTTTTAATTGTACCGTCTTGTTGGTTTGCGCCTACAGGTCTGCATTTTACAAGTGTTGTAGCATATATACAGTTCAGCGGAATTGAATTTGCAGACAAAAACTTGGTAAGTTCTTGGCCTAAATTTCCTGTAAAGGGTCTGCCCAATTGCATGTCTGTGTTGTGTGGGAAATCACCAATAATCATAACCCGGGCTGAGTTCTGTCCGTGAAGGAAAAACTCACCTTGTATAGCACAAGGTTTACCGGCACAACCTAATTCACAATTGGTACAATTAAAAAACATATTATTTTAACTCTCCAAACAAATCTGTCATAGTTTTACATTCTGCTGTTGCCATCTATACCTCTACCACAGGTGCCTAAACCCGGACAATCATCGCCACATTCCATAATATCGTTAAAGTAAGTATCAATATATACTTTAACTTTTTCTAAAATTTTTTCTCTGTCTTCTATATTATCAAATGTAAATCGCCTATTAGCACGATGTTCTTGTTTATTATAAACTACAAATTCATAATTACCAGGATTACCACAACCTGTATGGAAAAGTATAAATTTATTTTTATATTGTAAGCAATGACTTGACATAATTATTTAACATTCACTTCAATTAAAGGACATTTTGGGTGTCTTTTACCCTTTTCTTCATTTCTGTAATCATTAATATTTTCCATCGTTATTGCACATCTATGACAAACAGCTGCCAAATCTCCAAATGCTATTGGACAGTTATAACAACTCTTTGGCATTTCCAGATCTTTTATTGTTACCATGTTATTTAACCTCCACTTCCTTAAAGACAAAATTTCTGTCTTTTAAATGTTTATTTCCTCACACATTTCTTTCATAAGCTATTTAATACCTCTTCCCCACCTTGTTTAACAATTTTACCGTCTTCAAAAACAAAAACGGCAGGTATATGATCGACGTTTAATTTTGTTACAGCGTCGAATTCGTCTGCATCTGCTGTACAAAACTTAAAGTACGGATATTTACTTTCCGCGGCGATAAATTGTGGTTTAAATACAGAACATTTACCACACCATTTAGCACCAACATCTAAAATAACTTTCCCTTTATATTTTAATATTTCTTCATCGTAATTTGCGTCTGTTATCTGAATCATAATTTCTCCAAAATGTTGTTCAATGTGGTACCGGTTATTGGGCTATTACAAACAGGACAGATTTGCATTCCTTGTAGCAAGGTCATATACTGCTGTTTATAAGCCGATTTTTCCTTTTCTATATCCTGTAATTGCTTATGGATATTCAGGTAATTAGCCTTTAACGCTGTATACTTCTGATGTAAAGCTGATACTGTAAGAAACTTCTTAATAGTCTCATTACCGGCACCTATATTTAGTATACAAAGTTTTTCACGCTTTTTACACATGTTTTTGTACTTTTCATATAGGTCCGAATACCGTGTTGATAAATTGTGGACCTTAAGCGCCTGTTGGACCTGGGCCTGGGCTGCTTTAATATCAATACTAGCTACTTGTTTTTTTCTGGCGTACAAAGAATGAAAGGCGGTTTCTAGAGCATTTTTCTTAATATTCATCGTAGAAATAATCACATAATGTTTTACTCTGTCTATAGCGCTATTAACGTCCAATGCTTCAAATTCGGCTTTCCGTTTGATTAACTTATTCCATGCTGTCTTGAATTTAAGGAATTTATCCATAAGTATATGTATCTTATCCAGCTCAGCCTTCAAAGCAGCCAAATTATCCATTTGCTCTGCAAGGTACTTATTAAGTCCATGTAAATGGTCAATATTCTTACGTAAAACGCTTGCTGTGTTATTTTTGATGTCCAGTAGGGCTTCGGTCTCTTTAATGCGATTATCGCGATCCTTGGCCAAATTTACCGCATCTTTTGCAGCTAAGTCAACTGCGTTGGTCCCGGCAAGGGTGTTTAAAAACTTCACTTTAGCTGTATCAGGTACGGTTAGTAAGAAAGGCGCGTCCATTTGATTGGCAAAGTTAATGTTAATCTGCGTGTTTGCATCTAATTCAATAGGACTTATATTTAGCACCTTCTCAACTGCTTCAGGCACACTAACACCAACGTCTTCGAATGAAGTGTCTCCTAATTTGTAGGAGTTAGATTTTTTTCCTTTGGTGCGTATGACTGTCCCGGACTCTGTCTCAATAGTAATTGTGTATGCTTTACCATTAGGTAGCCTGACAGGGGTTAGCCCGGGTATGTTATTATAGGCTGTGGCAGACACAGCTCTCAATATAGAACTTTTACCGTTGCCACTAGGTCCGGATATAATGTTTAGACCCGGACCCAGCGGTAATGAGGTATCCACATGGCTTTGGAAATCTTGCAGTCTAATGCTTTTGAGCATCTTTTGCGATCTCCTCTTTTATTGCGGATGTTATCTTGCTATTGCGTTCTTTAAGATCATTTAATCCTTCTTCAAGCTTGTCGGCAGTATACTTGTTAATATATTCTTTATTTAATTTTGCTGCTTCCATAATTTTATTCTTTTCCATCAAACCAACAACACCGTCTAGGCGTTGTTCTACCGACTTCTTTAAGTAAGCCTTGTACTCATCTAACGACATTGGTTCAATTACATCGTGAAACAAGGTTGTTACGTAGGCATAATGCTGGTCCTTATTTTCAAATACGAGTTGTACTTTACCATGCTTTTCCCATATAGCATCTACAGACTTAAGCATGCTCTCTAATGTTGGCTTCGTTTCTAGTTTATCAATTGCTGCAAAGGCAATACGTTTGCGTTCGTCTAAGTATTCTTTCGTTAACACTTCTTGTTTTACACTTTTTACACCTACAATCTTTTCCATATTTGCTCCTAGCAAGTTATTTCTTGTACAATCTTTATTAACTCATCCCGACTTTCTGTAACAGATAAGTCATAGCGTTCTCTGAACGGATCAAAAATACCACAAGGTGTTTGTTCCAGAGTTATACAATTATCACAAGGTTCTGCTGTAAGAATTAATATTTCTCTGCCTGTATTATATTCAAAATCAACTGTACCCATAGGGGTAGCTACGACCTTGAACCCAGTAAGCTTTTCACCGTTCAGTATTTTAAGTAATTTATATGCATTAGCAGATACTGTTGGTGAAATCGCTTCCTCGTCAGATGACTTATTGATATTATGTTTATTTATAATAGCTCTAAGCTCTTTCTCAGTTACCATTATTTGTCGCCTCCCATAATTTTAAATCTTCCTCGTAGGTATTACCTACACCTTTGGTAAGACGTAATCTGTTGTATTCAGCTATTAGTAGTGCATCACCGTCTGCGGGAGCTTTAATTATGGCGTTCGGAAATAACTTCTGTGCCATAGCCTTGCCCTCAATCTTTAGCTGTTTATTACGCTCACCTGGTTTGGAATGTTTTTTTGTTCCATCCGGATTCTTTAATACTAAAGCTTCCGGGAAGAAATACTTTTGATATGTTCTTGAATCAACATAACTAAATGGCAGCTCTAATGTGCGAAATACATGAATTGCATAAGCCCAAGCCATACCAGCTGAGATAGATGACTGTATTTGCCAATTATTAGCTATATTAACCATGGGTCTTTCAAGAAAACACTCACACTCTGAGAACACACTAATATGACTTACGAGTAAGCGTTTAAGAGCAGTCATATCTATTAATGTGTAATGCCCATGTTTTGTTACCGTCTTTTTTTCTCCTTTTTTGTTTTTAACAATCTTGTTGTTTTTGTCCCTTACAAATTTAACCTCTGGCTTCTTCCACATTGGTTCTTTGATTGTAGGAACGTTTCCATAATAAATTAGTTTCCCACTATAGGACAGGATTGCGATGTCGCCTCCTATCCCGTTATCCATTCCTATAATTAGTTTTTCACTCATTTAAAATCCTATATCAACATATTATGTGCAAATGTAAACTGTTTCATCTCCGGAAGGAAATGTCTGTGTTGAATAGTCATCCCCAACGTAGAAAGAACAGACGTCTCATGCTCATCTAATTTATCTAAGCATAAGTTGTAGCCCGGATATTTGGCACGGATACCTTCCATGTTCGCGTCCCAAAATCTCTTAGCAAGAGCCCGGGCATACAACAAGGTGAATGTTTCTTGTTTTTCCACCTTAAATTTGATGTTTGGGATCAACTGACTAAACTGATTCCAATCCTTATGCATTACATACTCGGATTTTGCCTTCCCTGTATGTATTGCAACATCTTCATTTTTGACTACCTCTCTGATTGTATCATGTGATACAATAAGTTGAGGATCTGCACGTAACACCTTAAAACCGTTAAAGACAGCTTCCATAGTGGAGGCATGTTCGGCTAAGTGTGTTGTTATATTCAAATCTTTTATAACATTGATTGTCTTCGCAGGCACTAAATATGAACCAAAAATCTTCAAACTTTTAGCAATATCGTGTGCAACTTCTTTGGTCAAGTGTTGTGCAAACACGGCGTCAATCAGTGCCGGTGTTACCTTATCATAATCAACCATAATAGCACAGCTGGTAACCGGACCTGCTATTTTTGTTTCCCCATAATGCCCAACGCCAATAAATAATAGGCGTCCTTGTTGAGCATCGCGTTCATATGATGTTAATTCCATCTTAACTTTCCTTTGTTAAAACTGAAAATCCTTTCGAATCTAATGCGACATTCGTGACTGAGTCTGCTAATTCTTTCAACTCTGAGTCATGTGTTACGGCAATAACTTGAATGCCGTAAGCCTTTGAAACTTGTTTAAGAAAATCTACCGCACGCAATCTATAAGGATGTGCTGAAGTTAAGGAGGAAGATAAGAAACGTAAAGGCTCATCTAAAAATAATACTCTGCGTTTATTGGGTGCGTACAGCAAGAGGCCTGCTATCCTTAATCCGAGGGCTATAACGTCGACTTTACCACCTCCTTCCGCCGTAATCGGATCAATAAGAACCTCTTTACCATTCTTTAACGTTTTAATCCAAAATGTCGCTACCGGCACTTTGCGCTTCCTATCCACCTTAACAATAAATTCATCTGTTCCACCAAACACATATCTATACATACTGGTAACGATCTTCTCAATCTTGTGTGTGATACCTTCCTGTATTTGCATAGACGTTGTTGATAGGGCCTTTGCACATGCATTATAGAGCTCTAGCTCAGATAAAGCCCGGGCCTGGTCCTTCTTCAATTTATCAATCTCAGAAGTAACAGCATCATATTGAGCTTGTAAATAAGCTTCACGTTTTTGTAATGCCAGGACCTTATCAGCAAGTGTCATAGTTTCCCCTCTGTTTCAGTTAAAATCTTTGTAACATCGGCCTCGATCTTTTTTATTTCTTCCTGTAATTGTTTTTCAAGTACAGGCAAACCTTCTACAGTAATACCGGCCTCTGCAAATTCTTTTTTAAGTTCTTCTTTAGCTTTAAGGAGTTGTGCTTCTTCCCCTGACAAGCGATCTTGCTGGCTTTTGATGTTTTCAAGCTTTTTCATTAAGTTATTTAATTGTTCTGTCGTATACGCCATTGACCCTCCTAAGTTGTGTGTTTTTCTATTAAACCGACACATGCTTCATATATTTTGTCAGACTCACAGTGTGATTTTAATACACCCATCACATCTTGTGCTTCGATCTTTGCATAATTTTCTAAATCTTCTACATCTTCCGGGCATTCATCTTTTGTACGGAACTCTGCTTTTTCATGAGGTATGGTTTCTAAAGACCATTGATTGTCATGAAATAAATAATAAGACGGAACATCGTCTTTCTCTGTGCGTTTTAATCTACATACCGGGCCCGGATTAATAAATTTAACATTATTTACGTCAACGTTAAACTGATTATGAATATGTGAACATAATACGTATTTAGCATTGGTCTTGAAATCTGCTAAGCTGATTGTGTCAAAGACCTGCTTATTTGGAAATAAGGGTAAATGGGTAACTAAGATTGTATTATCATAGATGTCCGGAATCATAAATTCATTTACCATCTCCTTTGTATAATCCAAACCAAAGACATTGAAACCGTCTATTTCTGTAGGCTGTGTTTTATCAAGATGCTTAATAAGCCCGGATTTGGTCAATACATGAATTGCCGCATTGTCACCAAAAACATTCGTTTGTATTATGTCGTGATTCCCGTATATAGTGTAAATATTGACGTCCGGATATTTCTTAATCAGAGCTATCACAGACGTTAATAAATTATAACTTGGGCAGGCACCATTAAATAGATCCCCACCCAAGATAATTGAGGAATGCTGTTTATGAGCTGCAGCCAATATATACTCAAACTTATTCAGCCCGGCAGCAACAATGTCCGTAAGCCTATTTGTAGGCTGTTTGTCAGTCAAGTGTATATCAGTTGCGTATAAAATCATTTCTTCCTCTTTTTAGGTTCTTCGTCTTCATCAGGAAGCTTGGCAATTTCAGCCAAACCGGATGCAGACACAACTTCACGTTTATCTACTTCAAACATGTTTCTGTAGATCTTATGAACATCTAATGCATCAAATAAGAAGTTCTGTAAGTCGACATTTTCAGCCAATGCTTCAATTAAAGCCTTCTCACCTTTCTTAGCGATTTTCTGTCCATTGAAGTTGATATAATACCAGCCACCGGGAGCGGTTGTAATATAACCTCTTTCGACTGCCAAAGCCACTAGCGCCGCCCTATTATCCGGACCACCATCATAAATGAGCATGAATTGACCAGTTAAGTTAGGTGATGATGTTTTGTTCTTAATATTCTTGATTTTAATTGTGTGTGCTAAATATTTACCATTCGCATCTTGAATATAAGATCCGGGCTCCGTAGATTTTGTTACTCTGAAACGTAATGATGCATAGAATGGAAGGGCCTTACCACCTGTCGTTGTTTCAGCTGCGGAGTATCTTGTAACTGCCATTGTAGATCTTAATTGGTTAATCAGGATTACAGTGCATTTTGAATCTGCAAGTTTACCGTTAAGCTTGCGTAATTCGTTGGATAACAACCTGGCCAATATAGCCATGTTCTTATGTCCGGCCTCTTCTTCCAATTCATCGTCTGTAGCCATAGATGCAATTGAGTCAACCACAGCCAAACCTACTTGACCACTTTCAATAACACTTTGTAACGCCTTAAATGCACCTTCACCAGAGTCCGGTTGGATTATAATAAGTTTATCTGTATCTAAGCCTAAACGTTTGTACCACACAGGATCAATGGAGCGTTCCATATCAACCCAGACGACAACTTCTCCTCTTTTTTGATATGATGCTGCGATAAGAGCTGCGAGTAATGACTTACCACCAGACTCCATACCGAATATTTCTACCCATCTACCTCTAGGTAAACCGCGGCCGGCAATCCAGTCCAACATTAAAATACCAGATGGCTCATATTGGACCTCATTGGCCGGATCTGAGAGTGTAGTTACTTTAGCTACACCCACCAGATCCTTTTTTAACTTCTCTATGAAAGATAGTTCTTTAGCCATATGTTATTACCATTTGAATCCGTCTTCACTCGGCCCGGATACTTGTTGTTCTTGTACTGGAGCAGCTACAGGTTGTTGCGAAGCAGGTTGTTGCGGAGCAGGTTGTGTATATGTAACTGCATTAGGCATTTGTGGCGGAGTTGCAGTACCAACACCGATAGGGCTCGGAACAGCTACTGTGCTGACCGGAGCTTGAGCAGCAGTATTAATAGAAATAGGTTGTACTGCTGGTATTGGAGGAACCTCAGGGGCTGCTTGTACCGGTGCTGGTTTAACTGCAGGTTTACCTACAAAAACACCCTGTTTAACAGGAGCTGGTGCAGGTACCGGGTTCGGGACGGGAGAATTTAAAGGGAACATGTTCATAATTTTGCAGCGTGTTTCCCCGGCCATGCTTTGGTATTGATTAACAACTATGCTGCATGGGCGACCTTTTAAGCATTCCAAGTCAATTGAAGATTCTTGACCATCAATAACTTCAACGCCTAGGTTCATAACCCATTGTCTTAAGTTGGCGGTTGTTCTACCTGTCGGTGGGTTCCAGTTAGCTTTACAGAATCCGGTAACTTCAACCCCTTGATATCCCGGGGTGTCGACGGATACAATAATCATAATGGATTCACCGTCTCTTGTTGATCTAATACGACTTACACGACCTTGATAAATACCTGCTGGTAATACTACATCTTTACGTTTTTGAATAAATAACGACATATATTTTTCCTCTCTTATTTTGTAACTACATTGGTAGTTGCTGAGTATCCGGCCCGGACCTGAGCACCTAATGAAACAATCATATCTTTTTCAATTGATAATGCTTTCAATATAGCATTTTCAACTAAGTCCAAGTAATATAAATATTCAGATTTTAAGTTCTGATATTTTAATACTTCTTCTGCAAACACGTAAGGTCCGGTTGGCACCTCCTGATACAAATAGATTGCATCTTGTTTAGCACGTTCGGAATCATATTTGATACCTTTCTTACGTCCTGCGTCTACTGCGATACTTTTGAACCTAGCTTCTTTTGGTGCTTCTTCTATTTCTAGTTTTTGGATAGCACTTCTATACCAGGCAGCTACAGTTGACCATAATGAATAAGCGTTTGAAATTTTCATAGCTTGTTCATTAATGTTCTGTTCAGTAAGCTTGAATTCTTCCGTGTCAAACGTCCAGTCTTCACGCTTACCTTCATTAATATACACGGGGATAGTAATCACCGTTTTTTGATTAGCCATGTGGCCTCCTTAGTTAATGTTCTTTATTTCCTTTAAGGCTTGAAATAACTTATCCGCGGGTAGTATGTTATGTGTATGTTTATAAAGTATTTCACGCATCTGTTGAACGGCACTGTCATTGGAAATAACGTCTATGATTTTCTTACGGAAGTTTCTACTAAGTATTTTATACATGTAGTGTACATCGACATCACTGTTTGTAGTCGACTTCTTCTGTAATTTGTGCCATTCATACCCGGACCCGTAAAGTCTCTTAGTTGCTTCAGTGTAATCAATGTTTTCAAAATGCATGATTACGTCAACAGGAGTAACATATTTACAACAGGCAAAACAGTATGCGCTGTTTGTTTCCGGGTACACGACCAGGTTAGGAGTTCCGGTATCATTATGCCATTTACAATACGTAACAAACTTATCAGACCCTAAGGGAGATAACTCCATTCCGTATCCATTCATTAATTCAACAATGTCGGTGGTATATTCCATTACCGTGTGAAAGCCGTAATCGGCTCCTCCATCCTACCAAAGTCAAAGCGGCAATCTAAAGGCCATGTAGCCAAGCCGCTGTCACGAGAGAAAACTATAGTTGCTGTTACTTCAACTGATGCTCCGGCAATTGCATCTTCATCCGGGTTGTCTCTCGTCAGGTCTATTAATAGGTCGCAGGTTCTATCAACTTCTTGTGCGTTTGCAGTTTCACCTTTGCGGTTGGACTGGTTAGCAGTCAGAACAGGAACATTTTCGGACTTAGCCAGAGCACGTAAAGCCTTTGCGACTTCACCAACTTCAACCCATCTAGACTCTGCTTTATACGGGGTTTTAATAAGACCGAGATAGTCTACAACAACCAAGTCAATCGTCATCTCGCTCTTTAATTTTTTAACGTCGTTAAGAATAGTATCCGTTGTCATATAACCACCGTCAACTATGACGAATTTACCTCTATTCGGGTTATGCGTTAAAAGTGTATCGCGGTATCTGCGTTCTTCCTCTTCGGTCATTTGACCCATCTTAATAACCATGGCAGGTATATCAGTTCTTAAAGAGTCCAATCTGCGTTCCAAAACTTCGCGAGATACCTCTGCAGTAAAGTATACAATATTTTTACCGTTTTCACACACATGATTTGCCATATTTAACATAGCTGTCGACTTACCGGCTTTCGGACCACCACGAATAACCCATAAGGTTCTACGGTCCTGTCCTCCGGTAACTCTATTTAATGTGGGAAAATTGTACAATAAACCAGTTTCATATTTTTTGTTCTTAACGTCTTCATAGTGCTTGATACGTTCCTGTGCTCGGGCTGTGTACTCTGATATAAGTTCTTCTGCCGTGCCTAAGTCACGTAACTCTGCGGTCTTCTCTGCCAAAGCATTCAACGTATCTTCAATATGTAAGGCGTTATAGTTATTCTGGTAGCTTAGAACAAGACGCTTCAATTCATTTGCTTTATAGGTCCGCATAATAGCATCTACAACTACACGATATTCATCTGTGTCCGGTTCTTCGATTAAAAGTTCCTGGAATAAAAGTCCGGACCTGGACCTTTGTTCTAGGTTGCTCTTATTTAATGTTTGTAAAAACAATGAAAATGCACTTACATCTGGTAGCTTATGGTAGGTATCATAATACTTAAAAACACCATCTATCAAATCTTGATACTGCTGCTCTGTAAGCATTTTAGGCTTAAAGCCCATGTTGCGTGCATAGAGTAAAGCTTCTTCTTTATGTATGACACAAATCGTAAAGCGGCGTTCCAGGCCCGTATTCTCACTTTCTTGCATTCTTTTTCCCCTTGGTAGCCTTGACCACTTTATCCTTATAATTAAAGCCTGTAAGCTGTATTTTGGTCAATTTCAAGTGGCTTATAATTTCCTTGCTATCGCTATCAATAGCATTTGTGGTACCATTGGCCACTAAAATTGTCCTTTTACCGTAAAGCCTTCTTGTATCTAAAGTCTCCACAATATACGCTTTCATGAAGTCCGGGATTCCGAGCCCGGAATTAAAATTATCAATAACGATACAATCGCTAGTTTTTAATGTTTG